CCAGCGCAAGCAGGGCGGCCACCAGCAGCTGCAGCAGCGGGTCCAGCACGGGTGCGAGGTCGATGGTCATGCTCGGCTCCTGTGGTTGCCGGGCTCAGGCCCGGATCAGCTCCCGCCAGTTGGCGCTAGGCTCCTGCGCGTGCGGGAACTCGGTGAAATGCTCCCAGTCGCCCGCCCACTCCAGGCCCACCGCGCGCACCAGCTCGCCGTAGGTGCTCCAGAGGTAGCGGTCGGCGGGATCGCTGGTGCCCCAGACCGGTTTGCCCCCGTCCAGGGGAACCGCGTCGAAGGCGCATCGGTATTGGTGGATGGACTGCCCGGGGCCGGCGTGGGTGACGATCTCGCCGTACTGCGGCCCCACCTCCATCAGCAGGTCCCCCAGGTCCGGGCGGCCGTACTCGGTATCGAGCTCGTCGGCCTTGGCCTCGATGTCGGCCAGGGGGCGCCCCTTGCGGAACAGACGGGCCTGCTCCCGGGGCGAGCGGTAGGTGCAGTAGATGAGCAGGTCCAGCCCGCGGTCGTCGGCCATCTGCTCCAGGCGCTGGGCCGGGCCCCGTACCGCCGGGGCCAGGTCCGCCAGGTCGCGGCTAGCCATCGGCCCGGCGCGCCTGTTCGGCGGCGATGGCGTCCAGCACCGGCTGGCGGTGGCCGTTCGCCGCCTCGGCATCCGCCATGGCCGCCAGGTCCTCGTCGCCCACCTCCGAGAGGATCGGCGGGATCTCCTCGGCCTCGTGGGCCAGGACCTGGGCCACCGGGTCCGGATGGCCAGCACCATCCTCACCGCGCTCCTTGGCTCGCCGCATGTGCTCCTCGGCGAAGGCCTCCAGGAGGGTGGAGCGGGTCTTGCCGTCGCGCTCCGCCTGCTCCAGGCGGGCCAGGTCGGTGTCCGACAGCGCCGGCAGCTCCGGGGTGATGTCCTTCACCCCCTGGTCCAGCAGCTGCAGGACCTCGTCCGGGCCCTCGGGCGCCGGCGCCGGGGCCGGTTGGCCGCCGTCCGGACGCAGGTTCCGGGGCACCACCTCCTCCGGGAGGATGCGGGTGTCACCCGGCGGAATGCGCCGCCCCCCGACGTTGATCGGGTTCGGGCGCGAGTTGTGCACGGGGATGTCGGCCATGGCCGCCTCCTTGGGTAATTGGGTGCCCGGATTTCACCCTCCGGGCCCGGGGCGCTCGTCGCCGCGTGGCGGTCGGGGGTCCTTACTCGGCCCGGGCGGTGCGGCCGCTCGAGGAGTAGAGGACGATGCTGGTGTAGGCCCGCTTCAGCTGGGTGGGCGTGTGCAGCACCATGAACTGATCGCCGTAGGCCTCCTTCTGCCCGGTGAACTGGCCGTTGGAGTCCTTGGCGTTCTCCAGGTCGCCCATCATCCAGGGCCGCATCATCCGCAGGCGGGTCATGCCGCGCTCGCCGATGATGGTCCGCTGGTCGCCCATCCAGATGCCCGGGGCGTTGGCCTTGAAGTTGGGCACGTCCTTCACCCGGCCGAGGTTGCCCTCGTTGGTCAGGTCGGTACCCGGGCGCTTGTGGTTGGCCTCGAAGGCGTCCGCCTGCTCGATCTCGGTCATGGTCGAGCCGGACATCAGGCCGAAGTTGGCCATGTGGAAGCGGTCGTCCTCGAGGACGCTCTTGCGCAGGCCGTACCGGTACAGGAACTTGTCGTAGTGCTGGCCGCGGGTATCCGTGCCCAGGTCGGTGTCGAAGTTGTACCGGTTGGCCGCGTAGGAGTAGTCCACCACCAGGGTGTCGGTGTCGGCCGGGGTCTGAAGGGTCCCGGCCTCGTCCACCAGCTGCAGCTCGCCCAGGTTGTAGTCCATCTTCCAGTAGGTGCCGGCCGACTGGTTGCCGGTGCCGTCGTACTCGTCGATGGGCGAGCCGTTGTAGGTCACCGTGATGGGGTTGGCGGTGGAGCCCACCTGGTTGCCCTGGAGGTCGTACACCGTGCGCGGGCGGACCACCGGGAAGTTGGCGAGCGGGAAGGTGTTGTTGCTGCCGTCGACGTCCGCGGCCAGGTCCTCGCCGCTAACGGCCTGGGCGGTGTATTCATCCGCCGCCTGCAGGATCTCGTTGAAGATCAGCTGCTCGGTGTCCTCGCCGATGATCCGGCTGGCATTGCGCTGGTTCTCCGCCACAGCCTCCCAGTTGATCCGGCCGGTCTGGGTCAGGTAGCGGATCTCGTCGGAGACCAGGAAGGCGAGCTTTTGGGGCAGGGGATAGGCGGTCTCGCTGGTCTGGATCACGCCGGCCCGGTTGATGGCGCTGCCCTCGTAGGTCCGGGTGTTGTTGCGCCCGGCTGCGGTGGTGTCCCGGTAGCTGTAGGGGATCATCATCGAGGAGGCGAACTCGGCGGAATCCGAGTCCACGAACTGCAGCCCCACCAGCTGGTGCAACGCCTCGCGGATCACCGTGCGCTCCCAGGAGGCCGGCACGTCCACGTCGCCCACGTCGCCGGTGCCTCCGGCCAGCTTCTTGCTCTCCTCGTAGAGCTGCTTACCGCGGTAGCGGTCGAACTCGGCCAGGGCCTTCTCGGCCAGGACCTTGTTCTCGTCCGGGAGGGAGCCGCCGGTCTTGGCGTAGCGCCGCGAGTCGGGCATGGAGGAAAGGCCCAGGCGCTCATCCATCTGCGCCTGCAGGTTCTTCACCTCGTCCTGCTCACCCGCATGGACCCGCATGTGGCCGCCCGGCTGACCGCCGTAGCCCATGCCGGACAGCTTCTTGGTGGCCACCAGCTGGTCCGCCTGGGCGATCTGCTGATCCGCCAGCTTCGCCACCTGGTCCTCGCTCATCGCCTTGGTGATGAGCTCGGCGGCCTGGTAGTAGGGCTTGGCCTCCTCTTCGGACAGCGCCTGGATGGACTCGGACTCGCCCAGCTTCTTGGTGAAGGTCCCCTTGAGGGTCTCCAGCTGCTCGGCGTCGGCCTTACGCTGCTTCTCCCGCTCGGCCTCGCGCTCATCCAGCATCCGGGTGATGTCGTCCTGGGTCAGGCCCTGGCCGCCACCGCCCTGCACGGAGAGGTTGATGGTGGCGCCGGAGCCGTCGTCGCCGGCGGGCAGCTGCTCGGCCAGCTGCTTGCCGGTCGCAGCGAAGCTCTCCATCAGCTCGCGCGCCTTGGACTCGTCGGTAATGCCCTCACCGGCCTGCTGCAGGGACGCCTGCAGCTGCTTGATCACGTTGTCGGCCAGCCCGAGGTTGCCCAGCTTCTCGGCCAGCTCCTTGAGCAGCTTGTCCCACATTGGCTTGCTCTCCTCGCTCAGGAATCGCTTCACCCGGTCGCTGACCAGGGTGGGGTGTTCGGTATCCGCGTCTTCGCTCAGCTGGATGGGATCCAGCCGTTTGATCACCGGCCTCGGGGTCAGCGCCGCCCCTAGCAGGGTCGGCCCGTAGGCCCGGCCGGTCTCGTTGTCCCGGTAGTTCTCGTGGAATTCGGCGGAGAGGTACTTCATCCCCCGCTTCTTCACGGCATCCAGGCCGTACTCCGTGAACTCCACCTCGGCGCGCAGCTTGTTCCCGTCCAGGAACAGCCGGCGGATGAAGCCGGCCGCGCCGTCCTGCGGCTTGTGGGAGACGTCCAGGGCCACCTCGATGCCGAGCACTCCGTTGTCGAAGTTCTCGACCATCTGCCCGAGCATCTTTCGGGAGATCTCGAACTCCCCGTAGCGGGGGTCGTAGAACGTCCCCGCGCGGGTGACGGTGACCGTCTTCCGCTGCCCCTCGGCCAGCTCCCGCGCCTCCACGCGGTCGCCGAGAAACCGGATCGCCCCGGAGTGATCCGGGGAATCCAGAAGGATGTGCCGGGCCGCCGCGTGCAGCAGCCACTGGCGCCCAACGACCAACACTTGCTTCCCGCTCACATGCCGCCTCCCGAACGTAAAAAAGCCGGAACCGAGCGCTTCCACGCTCGATCCCGGCTTCGCGTTCGCCGCGTACCTTTTGGGGATCAGGTCCTACGTTGCCTCAGCCCCGCAAGACATGAAAAGGGACAGGGTTGTCCGGCGGGGATTGACTAGGGTGCTACCCGTGTAGCATAATAAACCTACACTAACCGATGAGGCCGGCACGAAGCACGGCCGCAAGGGAAAAGGAGCCCACCATGAGCAAAGCCACCTACACCGTCTACTCCGCGGAAGTCGCCGACCTGCTGCTGGACCCGGAGGACCTGGAAGCCTACGAGGATCTGCACGGGGAGCGCGGGGCCGCCCGCCGGATCGAGGAGGCCGCCGGCACCTACGCCGACGCCCTGCGCGATGCCTTCCGGGCCGCCGGCCTCGATGTCGAAGTCGAGGTGGTCCACCGCACCACCGGCGGCCGGACCGTCCAGGCAGACAACGCCGCCGAGGAAGTCCGCATCCAGGACGTGGCGAACGAAACCCTGGAGGAGATGGAGCGCCTGGAGGACGTGCGCCAGGCCATGGCCGAGCACGACCAGGCGGCCGCGCCCGGCAGCACCTCCGACCAGTGGCACTGGTTTGTCGAGGACGCCCGCCAGCAGTATCTGGTGCTTGGCAACGACCAGGACGAGGCCCCGGTCACCGTGGTCACCCCGGAATTCGCCCACTACTGGCACGCCATCGCCCGCGGCGACTACGCCACCGCCGAGCAGTACGGCGAGGTGCCCGAGGAGTGGCGGGAAAAGTAGCTATAAACCCCGGGGCACCCAAGGGTGCCCCTTTAGGAAGGGAGAAGATATGGCCAGAAAGGCTAGCGTCTACATCGGCGACGAGCTGGAGGCCGCGATCCAGGAGCGGCATGACGAGAAGCGGGGGGAGTCCATCTCCGGCCTCATCAACAAGATGGCGGACCGGTACCGGGAGGTGTGCCGCCGCAGCGCGCCGCGCCTCAGCCCGCAGGCCTGGTGCCTGCTGTTCGACGCGCTCAACGGCTTCTGGCTGCAGCCAGCCTCCATGGGCGTGCGCGGGATCCCCATGGAGGTGGAGGACGGCATCGGAATGGACGGCCTGGACGAGAAGTGGGGCGTGGACGGCGAAGGCCTCAAGGCTCGCCTGGCGGACGCGAGCTTCGCCGAGCTGGTGGCCATCGCCGACGCGGCCGAGCGCTTCTGGGCGCACCACAGGGATCTCCCGGGCGAGCCCGCCGAGATCGTCGCCGCCCTCAACCTGCCGAGCGAGTAACCCCCACCGGGACGGCCACCCACCGCTTACACCGGCACAGGGCCGTCCCGCTTCCCGGATGCACGCACCGCGACCGCACCACCTCCCCGTCAAACAGAACGTGCCCGCACGCGCAGACCACCCGTTGCTCCTGCTCCCGCCGCTCAGATGTCGATGCCGCGCTGGGCATAGCGCTCCCTCAAGATGTGCCAGGGGGTTTGGATGTCGTCCTCGTCCAGCAGGCCGCGCTCCAGGGCCTCGCGCTTTTTGGCGCTGCCCAGGATCTGCTCCTGTCGGTCGGCCGGCTGGTCCTTCAGCCATGAGATCCGGTCGGTGGCCTGCTGGCGGTCGGCGTCCGAGATTTCGTCCGGGAACACCACGGTAACGTAGCTCAGGGTGTTGGGGTGCGCCGGCCAGGGGCATGCCGACCGGGAAGGGTAGACCCCGGGGCCCAGGCCAAAGAGGTTGGCCCGGGCGTGCATGTCGCACTCGTCCGGCCGCGGATGCGCCGGCGACAGCTCAAAGCGGAAGCCCTGGAAATCCGGATGGTCCTCGGCGCCGGCCATGTAGGCCTCACCATGGGCCCGGTTCATTTCCGTCCGGAACAGCCGCTCGGCCTGGTACCGCGGGTTGCCCGGGGCCTTCATCAGGGCGTCCTCCACCTCCGCCGCCGCCCGGCCGGTCTTGGCCATGTCCAGGCGCGCCTGCACCTCGTCCGGCACGGCCTCGCCCCGGTCCAGGAAGTCCGTGGCCGCCTGCGAGGCGGACTGGCCCTGGGCCACGGCGTTCTCGATCGCGCGCGCCACCTCCTCCTTGGCGGCCTGGTCGATGCGCCACAGCCGGTCCGACAGCTGCAGCCCGTCCGCCGCGGTGAGCTCGCGCACGAACCGCACCGCCTCCTCGGCCACCTTGGGCGTAGCGGTACCGGCCACCGCCACCCAGGGCTCGGCGCCGGTCTGCGCCGCCTGGGTCAGCCCGGCCTCCAGCAGCTGGTCCCGCTCCTCCGCCAGCTCATCGAGGCGGGTGGTCAGCTGCTGGCGCAGGTCCTGCAGCACCTCCAGGCGCAGGGTGCTGTCCTTGTCGCCGTGCGCCCGGATCTGCTCCGCCAGATCGGCGGCCGCCGCCTCGTACACCCTCCGAAGCTCCGCCAGCTGCTCGGCGTCCAGCTCGTTCATCCGCTCCTGCGCCTGGCGCGAGGCCTCCCTGATCCGCTCCCGGATCCGGGCCTGCTCGCCTTCCGCGAGGGCTCGTTTTGGCGCCTGGGCCATTAGCGAATTCTTATCTACACCTGAAGGTTCGGCCGCCTGCCGGGAGCGGTCGGCGGCGTGGATGCAGGCCTGGATAGCCCGGGTCTCGTCCCCGGTCTCCTCCAGCACCGCGTTCGCCGCCTCGACGCACCGCCGGCGCCGAGCAACGGACCAGCCCCTGGCAGGCGGGGGAGGGGAGACAACGGACCATGGCACCGGCCTAGCTCCGCACGCTCACGTCGGTGGCGGACTCGCCCTTCCGCCGGTTCCCCGGTGTCACCTTCACCTGGTTTCTGTTCCCGGACTCCTCCCCGATGCTGTTGGGATCGGGGTAGGGGTCCGAGGATTCCTGCTCGGCCTGGCGCCGCTCCAGCTGCTCCTTCGGGTCCAGCCCGGCCGTCTCCCACACGGTGGTCGTGGGCGCGCCCAGGGCCTGGTACTTCAGCGCCCGGTCGGCCGCCTGGTTGGCGGTCTCGGTGCGGCGCTCCGCGAACACCACCTGCACGTCCGCGGCCTCCGGGTTGATGCCCCGCAGCAGCAGCTCCAGCTGGAAGCCGATCTCGTAGGCCATGGCCAGGGTGTCCTGCAGGGCGTCCAGCTCGTCATAGAAGTCCTGCTTGAGATCCTCCAGGATGTCCCGCTGCAGGTCCGAGGCGTAGCCGAACAGCCCCTTGGGCGCCGGCGCCCCGGAGAAGAAGGTGTCCAGCAGGTGCGCCACGTCGGCGATCTGGTCCAGGTTGGCGTCCCCTTCCAGCGCCGAGACGGACCCCTTCTTGTTCATGTAGTAGTCGGTGGTGTTGCCCTCCAGCTGGTCCTTCTCCACCCGGGCCTTGTATTCCTCCAGCTCCTCGTTGCTCGCGCCCTCGAGCACGTGGACCTTGCGCTGCGGCGCCCGCGACCGCCGCCGGATCACCAGGTCCTCCTCGGTCATGGTCAGCTTCTTCCAGGGCCCGCGCGCGGCGTCCAGGTAGGGGCGGCCCAGGCTGCCGTAGTCGTCATAGTTCTGCGGGGTGAGCCGGACCATGGTCAGGGCCCAGAGGGGAAAGA